ATAGTGATGGTATGATATTCATAGTTTAGATCGGGAATCATATCAGTTGGCGATGTAATCAGGGCCATTTATTATTAGCTTAGATTAAAGATCCACCAATTCCATCCGCGATCTCATATCCGGCATGATCACCTACAAGTTTTTGGGCACCACAAAGACCACCTGGGGTAAGACCAACTGAGTAAGGGCTGTCCTCCTTGCCTGAACCAGCGGTACACTCAAGGTCGGGTTTGAGGTCGAAGAGAGATTCTTCACTGACGGGTGTAATGGTAATTGGCCTGGGCTGATAATTCGCGGTCTTCACAGTCATAAAAGACAGAACGAAGATGAGGGTCATCAAAACCGCGATGGCCATAAGAGCATTGCGATCACTCTTGTTGAAGTTAAGTTTAAACATTTATAATAGACATAGATTTTTTTAAAGTGCGTTAAAGAGATTTTCTTAGTTTCTAAATAGACAGTAGATGGACGAAGAAATCGTACTCGATAGGGGTCAAACGACTGTGATGAAATTAGATGCTGATGAACAGGCCCTGATGGATGAGATTCAAATTTCTGCACCACGACCAAAAACTGTACCTCGACCCACAAGGCCTATGCAAAGACCTCAACAATCTTTTCAGGGTCAGGAGGCTATGGATGCTTTTGTGAATCCCAACAAACAAAGTGCCCCAGCTCAGCCTCAACAGGATGAGGAAATTGATTATGGTGATGATGAACCAATGATGTTCGATGATGATGAACCTATGGGACCAGGTCCCAGTGACCAGGGTGAGCAACCCTCTAAGGGGTACACCTCAATTGACGAAGAGAAGTCGGATCTTATTAACAAATTAGCTCGACTTGAGAAGAAGGGGTTTGCAGTTAACAAGAGGTTGAACGCTTACTCAAACGTTGATGAACTCAGATCAGAGGTCAAGAGAATTACATACAGCATAGATGTTGAACAATCAGTTCGCTTCTCTCGCCGTATGTTGGTCGCCTGTGTAACTGGGCTTGAATTTTTGAATAAGAGGTATAACCCATTTGAGATTCAACTTGAGGGTTGGTCTGAGTCTGTAATGGAAAATGTTGATGATTATGATGGTGTATTTGAGGAACTATATGTGAAATACAGATCTAAGGTCAGTGTTGCACCAGAGGTCAAGCTGATTATGATGCTCGGTGGCTCTGCTATGATGTTCCATCTTACCAATAGTATGTTCAAATCGGTGATGCCTAACATGAATGATGTTATGAAGCAGAATCCAGACCTGGTGAAAAATATGATGGCGGCGGTTCAGAACACTACCCGTGACACTAGTGGACCCGCCGTTGATGCACCTGTGGGTGGATCAGGGCAGTACGAAATGCAGGGACCCGGACTTGATATTTCAAGCCTCATGGGTGGCATTTCGATGCCTCCCCCACCCCCAATGAATACCTCAATGGGACAAGGACCCTCGGCGCCTCAGCCTGTTGAGGAGGATGATGATCTCTCTGATATTATGTCCATCTCTGGTGATTCCACTGGGGGTGAGGTCAAGGAGGTCAATGTTGGTGCAGGGTCTAAACCCAAAAGAACTCGTCGAAAGAAGAAGACCGAAATAAATCTCTAAACTTATATAAATGATAGCGTATTGTCCGCTTGAGGAGCTCGAGCCTCCCGTTCGACAGCAAGAAGTTGTCGCTGAGGCCAAGGTCGAACCTGTAAAGCCTCAGGTCGGCCGCGAAGAAACTGAATTAAATTACGTCATCATGGCTTTCATTGTTGGCGTAGTAGCACTAGCCGTCTCTGATTCCATCAGGGCGTAAATGTTTAATCTACCGCGGGGTACCATCCTCCCTCGTAGTAAATTTAATATGTGAATGTCGCTAGAGTAATTGTACCAGCAACTTCATTATCAAGGTTAGCTTGGCTCTGGGAAGTAAGGTTGTGTGAAATTTTCTTAAGACCACCATCACACGCACTCGTCACCTCCACAGTTATGTCGTATGTATAGTTTCGACCACCATCCAATGTCGCTGGTAAAAGTCGAATACTTCGGGTTCCCGTTTGTGTTGCACTACTCCATGGATATTGTGTACCCCCAGTACTACCCATTATGGCTTGTGGACCCAAGGCTATATCATATATGGTTCCGGTTGAACCATCATGTGTACCCCCAGTGGCTTCAAGAACCACAGTACTCGTGTTAGCTTTACTTACCGATTCTCGTAATACGGCTATAATCTTTGCATAAAACGTCCCAGTTCTAAAAGTGAGAATCACATCTTGCCCATTAGTGTTAGCGATTGGGAACGTATTTGAATACCGCTTCGTCGCAACTTGGTCGGAGTTTGTGATGATACCACCATTCACATGGAGTGTTGTGTTCGCGGTTGCACCATCCAAACCTAGACCGACTTGGTTACCCAAATCTAGGGCACCATCTACAGAGAAATCACCTATGACCTCTACATTACTGTTGAGGAAGGTTGTATTTTTTGTTCCGGTTCTCAATGGGTTAATATATACATTACCCGTGGTGTCCGCATAAATATTTGCACTCCCAGCCGATGTTGTGAGTTCGATAGTTGCGTTACTTGAGGCACTTTCCACACGCGCCATGCCATTATATACGGTCAGCTTTTGACCGGGTGAATCTGTACCTATACCAACATTACTCGAGTGAATCACATGAATACAGTTTGTGAGAGTACTATTATTCGCGACACCCATAATGAGACCTGTAGTCCCATTTTCAGAGTTACTGAATCCTCTGAGATATCCACCTTCACCCTCACCAGTGTAGATGAGCATACCAGTCTCTTTGTTCACCCCAGGACTCTCTAGTTTTAGGAGTGTTTGGTCTGTTGTGTTTGCGTTATAAATATGTACATTAGAGTCTACAGTTTCGGTACCTATACCAAGTCTACCAACTACATCGAAACGGGCGAATTCTGAATCAATAGTAGAACTAACCTCATGTACAAACGTAAGTGCACGGCGTGTACTACTGTCTAGAATATTTCTAATTTTGTTCACGGAGTCTCCCGAACTTGGGTCAGTAGTTACGAATGCCAAACCAGTCAATGTGAACGAACCACCACCAGCGAACTCAATATCACCGTTTACTACGAGTTTTGTATTTGAACCACGCCCCACTGCGTCTGAACGTCTACCACCAATAACAACAATACCGGCTTGATTGGTGATACACATTGGTACATCACCCGTAGCGGCATCATCTACAAGTTGATCGAAAGTTTCATTTTGGGATGTATAGGTTGTAAATACGTGTTCCGCGGCAATGTGTCGAATTCTATCAGGACCATTGGTTAAATCCCCATCATTACCTTTGAATATTACAAGTTCATTTCTTGTTTGGTCTGTATTATAACGTCTTTCTACAAGCCTCGTGGTACCAAACCCATCAACGTTGAGACCACCAAATGAAAGTTCATTACCTATGACTACATTACCCAATACATCTAGTACACCTCGGGGTGTATCCGTACCTATACCAACCCTACCAGTTGAACCAGATATGTATAGACCCACAGTCGAAGAATCTTTATTGTTATCTGTATTTTGTGTGATTCTAAAATCTGAGTCAGATCCAGTTACACCTGTTGACCAACCCCTAGGATTAGAGCCCGCATTTGTTTGAATATAAGAGGTAAATATATTACCTGCGAGTATACGAGTTTTGGCCGCTAAAATTGCATCACCCGAACTTCCATCAAAGTTATGCACTAACAAACCATTTGTTAGGGGGTTGGCTGCACCCGTAGCATGTACTTCTAAATGAGCGGTAGGTGATGTCGTGCCTATACCAACGCGACCATCACTTCTAAGTGAAAGCACATCAACCTCTGTCTCGTAATTTGTACTTGCTAAAAATATATCAAGTTGGGAGTTGGCTGTACCACTTGAAACCGCTGTGTGTTTACCCAGTTTCATTGTTGCCCTCACACCATCACTACTTGCGGTTCCACCCTCTCTACAAAGTTCCAGAACCCTCGCGAAATCTGTCAAATCTGCTGAAACTGCGGTTGCATTAGAAACGATGAGTGGAGTTCCAAAATGTTCGTAAGTTCCATTATTAGTAATTTCATCATTGATAAACACCGTACCCCCAGATGTATGTAATATACCCTTGGGTGTAGCTGTGCCTATACCAACGTTTGAAGTTTCAAGGATGGTTAATTTTGGTGTTCCCATTGTAGCAGTTTTACTCGCATAAATGTTGAGACCCTTACCTTCAGCTACAATATTCTCAATCTTGTTTTCAAGTCCAGTTGAATACATACGAGAACTCGTTTTCCCCGTTGTTCCCCAAGTATTACCATAAATAAAACCATCACCTCCAGTCGTGTGCACATTTCCCGCCACGGTCATTTTTTCACTTGGTTGGGTATTCGATATACCTATTCTACCCTCAGGGGTAATCCTTATTCTTTCTGTATTTTTTGTGCTCATTTTGATCAATTGATTCGTATTTGTTGTACTTGCACCAGATATTTCGATTGAACTCACATTTGAAGCAGTGGGACCGGATTTAAGAACAAGTGCATCTGTCGCACTGTTACCACCGAATCTATCTGCATGTATGGAAACATTTGAATGTGAATATATCGATTTCGTCAAAAGATTTGTTGTTGTTGTATTGCCTAAAATTGTCAAAGTGTTTGCTGCTACCATATTTGCAAATACCTTCGCACCCACAGACAATGTATTTTGTGGTGCAATATTGGCAACACCTGAATGTGTGTAACCAGTAGTTGTAATCGCATTTGATTTAATATTTTGATTAATGAGAACTGGTACAGTAGCACTTGGATTTAGGTCTAAAAGATTTCCAATCCTTACACCACCCGCTACTAAGTTACCCTCGACGGACACATTTCCGGTAGATACGAATAGATTCGAACCCACATCATCAAAATATACATTTGAGCCGACAGATAATGTATAGAATCTATTAGTGTTTGCTACAGCTACGTTACCATCCGTGAAAAAATGTCCATACACGTGAAGATTTACTGTATTAGCTTGATCTAAATGAATTTTGGTATCGAGTGGATCCATTTGAGTTCTACCAACCACAAATTCATTATTAGAAAATTGATATCCAATGACAAGATTAGATACAGTACCATCACCACCTTCGGTCATGAGTAAAGCATTATCAAATGGATTGTTTTTGTTATTCGTGAACGCTTGTTGAATCACATTATTTGATACCACCAAGTTTATAATCGTTTGATATTCGGGTGTTTCAGTTATAAACACATTACCATTTACTTCAAGATTACCGTTAACTCTTAGAATACCGTTATCAACCACAACGTTTGCACCATTGAAAACAGCAACATTTGAACCGGGTACAACAGGAGCGGCTCCATTTGTACCAACACTTAAAAAATGTCCGACGGAAATATTTGTAGTATGTGTATTTCCCACAACCTTCAATACATTTGATCCCATTCTATTAACGATGAGTGTATCATCCACGTTTATAATGTTTGAAACCAAAACATTCGTAGCTGAAACGTTACCTTTTGCGCTAACTAAATGCTGACTAGCTCTATTAATAACAAAATCAGCATTTGGTCCAATCTGAAACTCGTTTGTAGCACTGGGTGCTGCAATACCAAGCTTATCATTCACATACAAACGCTCGGTACGAGTACCTTTGGCAACATCAAGAACGATGTTTGTTGCTGTATTATGTACAAAAATATTTGAACCTATAGAAATATCTTTAGTGGGATTGGTATTAGAAATAGCGATTTTCTCTGCCGTAATAACTTCAACGTCAATCTCCTTTGTAATAATACTTTTTACGTCAGTAAGTACATCTTGCTCGACTGGGTCTGCGTCTAGACTGGTTACGAAAACCTGATCGAAACGAGCTGTCCTACCCATCTATACCTTAATTACCGAATAAAATTCCAGCTAAACCATCCTTGATTCTTAGAACATTATAGTTTACTGCGTATATACTTAACTCCTGAGTACTTGGTCTAAGATTACCCTTCTCCACACCCCTTAATATAAGTTTAGCATTATCGAGACGGCTAAAATTACATGTACCTGATGGATTATAGTCTGATGCATTTAGACAGAAGTGATATACGAAGTATCTGGTACTGAAAAGTACGTTGGTTTCATGGACAAAATCACTCACACCGTATGATGATTTATAATAGTTTTGTACTGTGTGAAAATAATTTGGAGACATGTGTTCAAGGATTGGAGTTCCATTGATTTGGATATCACCACTTAAAAATGTCAAACGATCGTTCGCAAAATCATCACTTAATGCACCAAAACCAAAAAAGAGTGATTTAACAGGATGATTAAACGACGAAATATCAAATGTATTATCACCACCACCCAGAGTGTTATCACTCACAGTCTCCAATGGAAGAACTATCTGTTGTGTTTGTGTGATGACAAAGTCGAGACTTCGACCCACAAGTGATTCTCGTTCTTCTTTATCTAGGTAAATATAGTTGCCGTATACATTAATTCGTTTTTGTGCGGCTGTAAGATTTAGAGTTGAATCATTATAATACGTGTCATCGAAATTGATTTTGATTTCAACTTGGTGATGTTGTAATGCTAGAAGGGGTAAGAATGCTTTATGATCACAAAAAAAGAAATGAAGTGGAAGAAACGCTGGATTGGATTTAGATACTTTATTATTCAATTCTTGTGTTTTCGTCCATGTGTCAGCCATATAATTATGCCATATATCAGAGTAATAATCAAAATGTTGAGAGTCTATTTTTTGGCCCCCTATGTAAAGGTCGATGGTGGAATTGTAAAAAAGATTGGAAGACATATTTACAGCATCGACACCAACTTTCTCAAACCAAATACCATTAATGATATCACCTAAAACCGGTATAGTAATTGAGTTGTCAGTTTGGGTGACTGATTTAATCAATTTTGGAGCCTGAGAAAAATTTGTATGTCTCGTAAACTTCATACGAAAAAAAGAATGACCTTCTTCACTGGTAAGATACACATCTTGAACTCCTTTAGAGACCAATTGTATTAATGCACCCGACATTTAATACATGTTTAGATTATAAAAACAGACACTTTCCCTGAGGGAAGGCACTCTTAGGTTCTTCTACATTTTTACCGTGTATGTTAAAACCACCTTGACGGTATATCTTCATTCGTTTATAATACATCGCTGTAAAGACAGACCATGGATCATGAACATCGTAGATATGGGGTTCATTCTTCTTTCCTTTTGTTTCTCTCATAATTCGACCAATACTTTGTGTAATATCAGATTTAGGAGAAGCTAGAATAACTGTATCTAGTGTGGGAATATCTAAACCTTCATGTGCTTGACTAAACGTAGCAAAAATAATCTTTTTCTTGGAAGACTCTTGGAGTTGAGCTTCTTTCATACCACCCATGTATAGACCAGACGTTTTAGGAAAATATTGGTGAAGAAATTCACAATGAAAACGACGATCACTGAGTACTAGAAGCTGACGGGTACCCACTGATGCTTTTTTTACTAATTCTACTAACATTTTGTTTCTAGTCCTATCTTCAACAAGTTCTGTAATCATATTTGGCATTGAAATTTTACCATTTCGCATAGATGGAGGTGGATTCTTATAGTTTGGGGAATCAAATATGACAGGAAATACCTCAACCTGCCCCTGATTTTTTCGTTCAACCGCAAAGAAGGTAGGTCCCATAAACCAATGAAGAACTTTGGTGAGACCATCTTTCCGTTCTGGAGTTGCGGAGAGTCCAAAGATGTGTCGTGGACAAAGTTTAAATAGACTCTGACTAAAAACTTTAGCACAAATGTGATGTGCTTCATCAACAATGACTGTTCCTATACTTTCAAAATCTGAGAAACTGTATTCTTTTAGGGAAAGAGATTGAAGCATAGCGATGACAAAATCACAATTAACCTCTTTTTTGTTTTGTTGAACAACCCCTATAGTGGCTCCCGGACAAAACTGTTGAATCCGTTCTCTCCATTGATCAGCGAGAAACTGTTTATGTACGATAATCATCGTGCGATACCCGAGTTTAGAAGCTATGGCCAGGGATACCGTCGTTTTGCCATAGCCACATGGTAAAGAAAGGACGCCATGCCCTGCTTTAATAGCTGCTCCGAATGCTTCATTTTGGTGT